CATACAGCTCTAGTTCCTCTCGGGAGAGCTTGCGGAGGTCGCCTATTTCAGCCAATTTGCGCATTTTTAGTGGCAGCTTATCTGCTCAATCTCGTCTGCGTACTCCTCGTCGATGCTCTCCTTGACCTCCTGCTTGATTGCCTCCACGTCCTCGGGTGTCATATAGTCGACACCCTTAATCGGGGTGTCGCCTTTTGCACCGAAACGCAAGTCGATGATAATCCGCTCATCTTCGGACACTTCTGCACCGTTATCGTGCAATATACCAACCTCAACGTAATTAGTAGGTAATTCGTCGGCTTGTATATTAGTGATTACGCCGTTCTCATCAATCCCGTGTATGTTTTTAACATCGATTTCCGCTCCCATCACAAACCCTCCTTGCTATAACTATCCAAAACATTAATGATGCCTTTAACAGTTGTAATGACCGTATCCGTATCGACCAACAGTATTTCCATGTCATACTTACCCAATGCCATATCCTTACTAACCTCGGGTTGTATGGTAAGCGTATAAGAATTGTTTTCGCCGATTACATCAACGCCTTTGCGGTACTTAGATACAGATTTACCGTTGATTAGCCTCACGGTAAAATCATAGTTGTCGAGGTTGAGTTCGCCTCCACCTCGAAATCGTAATCCTATCGTCTCGCCTCGATAGTAATTCCTTTTGCTGTTTTGTTCGATGTTGCAATTACCTATCATAATTATGCTTTTCAGCAAAGGTACAATTTTTATAGTAATACAATAAAAATAGAAGAGGTTAATATTCGCAAAGTACTTATGATTTATCGTTCGATGTGTCAGATAATTGAATGCTCCATTCGTAGCTATTCAACAGACTTTTTTGTACTTTTTGAATTAACAGTTTATCCATGTTTGCATCCAAATCGTTATCCTCTATGGCAACAAAGTATCCGGGTGCAATCTTGCATTTGTTACCGTATTTTTCATAATTTTGAAGCCATTGAGGGTCTAAACTTACATCATACTGCACCTTTGCAACTACATTCTTCTTGTAGTATTCCGTCGCCTTTTCAAGTAGCTCATATTCAGCTTTTACATACATATCTTTGGTCGGTACAATGCCGCTGATAAGAATTGTATCTCCTGCCACGCCTTTTATTTCAGGGGCAGCAAACGACGGTATCGTTTTGTATGTTGGCGAATTAAAATCAATCGTGCCGTCTGTTTGGATTGCATAACCTGCAATCTCGACTATTGATAAGCAAGGGATTTCCCAATATTCCACACCCTCGTACGTAAATTCTGTAACCTGATTATTTGTATCGTTCAGTACGTCAAAGGTATATCCCGACAACGCACCAGATTGAAAAGTAATCTGCACCGTTGCACCATCAGCAGCTGCGTCCGCAATGTTAAAGGGTAATTCGGATTTGGTTACATGTATCGCAAATCGAGGCGATTGATTTTCCTGTGTTTCTATTGTTTTTGTTAACGCAATCTTGTAACGTGCCTCCACCTTGATGTCGTCGAATACCTTAACAGCTTCTCGGATACCAATCTCTGCAACTATGCTGTCGTCCTGTATATATGACGTCTGCGGCGTGCAAGCGAAAACCACATCAACCGTACGCATGTAGTTGTACGCATCATCTGCACCTCCTGCTTGAGCGGCAGGACGCAAAACCCCGTTAATCATACGCCTATAAAGTTGTAAATAACCACGAGTACCTATAATATTTCTAACCCAAGCATGTACAAAGAACACCTCACCTTTCAAATCCCCATCAACATATCGTATTGCTACGATATTGTCAATATATTGTTTGTGATTTGTATAATCAGTTGCGAAATTAACCTGAGCATTAACGTAAGGACTATCCGCCCCTATGTTGCTAAACCTATAAATCATCGGACGCAACATTCCAGAAGATGATGGGTCAGGCATGCTTGTCTTGTATTCAGCAAGATTGTACGGCAGCAGCAATTTATCACTTTTAACAAAACCGTCATCAGTCAGGTAAGCGTTAAGGTTTTCGCTACTTCCATATACGTAAAGCCGTGAAAACAACTGCTTTGTTGTCTTCTTTTTTATTTCCGTAAGCCCTTTGCCGTATCCGTAACTCAGATACGTTACATCTGTCGTACTATTCGGAGGTTTAACGAATTGCAGCTGTATTACGTTGCTTGGATTACGTTGCAGCTTAATTGCGTAATCGAATGTCTTGCAAAGCTCCTGCACGACATCATAGCACGTCTTGTTGTCAAAAGCAAAATTTTGCTCCGTTGTATCGTCCGTTCCGACCACCGAACAATTCCAAGTATTAGCACCTAAAACCCTGTTGATGTTAGCATTAAGCACGCCGCAGAAGTCAGATATTTTGCCATAGAAAAACGCATTGGCGTATCCGTTCTCATCTTTGAGAAATAGACAGCGTTTAAGGCTTAAAAGCCACCCCTCGAATGTTAAAGTGTATTCAAAATCCCTGCTGTTGTTTTTGTATACATCAGGCAGGTAATTAAGGACAAACTCCCGTGTCTCGTACTTTGTATAAGTAGTTCCGAATGTTATCGGTACATCATACGTGATCTTGTCTCCAACTTTGAATAGCAAACAAATAGAGCTATCCACGGTTACCTCTATCTTATCCCCGACGAGGTACTCGTCGATGTACTCCGCTTTCGTTGCAACGGATTTGTTTTCATACGAATTAAGGTAAAAGCTCGTGCCGTCAGTGTGTGTAACCCTTATATTTTGTCCCATAACAAAGTGGCGTTAGTTAATTTTAACGATGTAATATCATCGATATTTCCGGATATAATCACGTAGTCCTCACCGTCCTTATCCCCCTTTATCATCATCTTTACAACTCCCTCCTTTTCCGCAATCGGTGCGGTAATTCGTTGACGCATACCCGCAGACATCACCGAAAATGGAGATATTGATGTGTAAGATAATGAATAGCCCATCTCCGTAAAAGGCTCGCAAGGTACGACATATATACGCTTCTGCGGCTCGCACTCAACCAACTTCAAATTAAAAGTTCCGAACATATCCTCCTCACGCCAATCCTTGGTTATGGCAATACCTCCATCGAGGTACACTCCGAACAACAACTTTATGTGAGTTCCGACAAAGTTCACTTTAAGCACTTCCAAGCCTTTGAATTGCTCTGACAACTTACGGATTGCAGTTATAAAAACATCGAAATTCTTAGCATATACGGCACAATCCAACTTAATCGTGCGTGCATCCAGCCTCAACATATCGGTATCAACGATGTATCCGTGTCGTTCCGCCCAATCTCTCTTGGTTACCGACTTGTACTTCGGCAGGTCGATGACACCCGTTGATGACGACACGACGATATTGTGGTCGGAAAATCTGAAATCGTTAATCAAGTAGTCAACTTTCATTTGTTGCATTTTTCGCAAAGATAGCGAAAACCATTGAGGTACAAACGAAAAGGAGAGAGGAGTAGCAATCTCTGCTATGCCTCTCTCACAACTGTAAAGTATATGATATGAATACCTGCTAATCTTGTAGGTACATCATCGACGCAAGTATATTGCGGTCAAAGCTGTCCTTGATTACCTCGCTAATCTGTTCTTGCAAGTCGTCGAATGCATCGTACACCTTATCTGTCATCTCTGTTGAAATTTGGTGCTTGTACGTCAATGCGTCGAACATCGTACGTTGCAATGTTATGGCACGCAATACCTCGATGCCATCTCTTGTTTCCTCGTCCATCATGTCGAGGGTGATTTTTGAATTACTCATGTCATTCAAGTTTTTAGTGTTTTCTTCTTCTTTGAACACTCCGCCTGTGGTAATGTTCATCTGTTCTTGTGTTTTTGCCATATTTGTAACCTTTTTGTTTTGTTGTTCGTTATTTGATTGTTTCGAGGTTGCAAAGATACAACATTATTTGCATGTTTCACGTGATTTGTAACGAATATTTTTGTTTTGTGTATGGATATGGAAGCTATAAATTTGAGAATTAACGAATTGTGTAAGGTGAAATTTCACGGCAAAATCGGTGAATTTGCCAGAAGAATAGGTGTAAGCGATGCTAATATACGAGGATATATTGTGCGGAATATTGAACCCGGATATAAATTTTTCGTGAAATGTTTAGAGGGTGTACCCGACCTCTCCCCCGAATGGCTAATCTTGGGCAAAGGCGACATGTGCAAGCCCATCACCTCAACGCAGAACCAAGCCAACGACGATAACACCCTTGAACGGCTAATCCGCACACAATCCGAGACCATCGAAACCCAACGCAAACTCATCGAAACCCAAGAGAGGTTGCTGGAATTACTGAAAAAAGAGTGAATTTTTTCTCGGTGAGTGTCAGTAAGTTACGAATTTGGAGCGAAAAAAGTTTGAAAATTCCTTGGTAGTATCGCAAATGTATCGTATCTTTGCAATGTCAAAACAATTAAAAACACAAAGAGATGAAGACAACAAACAACACAACCACAGAAATGACAAACATAACACTTTTCGGAGTGGAAAAAGAAACCGAAAAAGCAATGCTCATCAGCACATTGGTTCGTTGGAATGGTGATACACACCAAAAGAGCTTTTGGTTTCCAAAGTCGGTAATCGGTGAAGTTGTTGCCGGAATTGATGAAAAACATGTAGGAAGTATAGATGTGAAGACTTGGTTTCTAAACAAATTGGGAAAGGACAACGCATTCAAGGGTTATCACATGTATTTTGAGTAATCCGAATAACCAATTCAATAATCACGAAGTCGCTACCGAATGTAGCGGCTTTTTTTTATGTAAGTCCGAATAGAGCAAAAAAAGGAGAGGGGTCAAAGATATAATCAATAAAATAAAAGCTCATGAAACCCTCTCCGTCGTGTCAAAACAAAAAATGAACACGTTATCTACGATAGTAGAAATTTCGTTTTAATCCACGCTCTCTTTTTCGGGAGCGACCAACAAAAAAAGTTACCTCGATTTTAGTCCTCGACGAGGTCAAAAAATCCCTCAAAATCTGTTTTGACTTTGCAAAGGTAGAAACAAAATTTGAATTGACCAAATTTCGCATGATTTTTTCTTCGATTTGGTGGAAAAACATATACGCAAACAGGCTCAAAAATCCGAATTTCGGAATTTGCGTTTTAAGCCACGAAAAAATATCAAGACAAGGAAACGTACCAGACGGAAATAAAAAGCCCGTCAGCGGGCGAAAAACAGGGCAAAA